CCATATTAACTACAACTACATCAGGCGGATTTCAGTATGCAACCAATTCAGACTTTACAAACTCAGAGAATGATAATAAGTTTTCAACTAATAACTCTCTCCTTAGATTTGTCTTTGTAGATGGATCTCAAACTACAGCTAACTCAACTGTCACTGCTAACTCAAGTCTTACTAGCACTGATAAATTCACTGGATGTGCATATGTATTTATTCAGTGTGTATTTGATGCTGAAAAGTTTGGTGGTGGATTCCCTAAGATCAGCTTTACAGTAAAAGGGAAAAAAGTATTTGACCCAAGAGATAGCTCTACTGCATGGAGTGATAACCCTGCTCTTATTGCAAGAGATTTCATAACAGATACTGTATATGGTTTAAAGGCTACATCAGAAGAAATTGATGATACAACTAATTTAGGTGGATTTGCTGCTGCTGCTAACACTTGTGAAAGCTCATTAAGTACAGCAACAGCTACAGTAAATGGTGCTATAAGTAATGCTACTGTAGTTGTTATAGATACAGCAGCCAATCAAGGCTTAATAGGTCCTGAAGATATAGTGACAGGAACAGGCATATCAGGAACAGTAAAAGTTGTAAGAAGAAGAGGTAATAGGATAACACTATCATCAGCTCAAAGCATTGCTGATGGAGTCACCCTTACCTTCTCAGAGCCCACATACAAAGCTAACGGATTTACTAACTTTGCTGCTAGTGGACAAGGTGTTTTAGAAGGCATCTTAAGCTCAATGGGAGGAAAAGTATCTTACATAAATGGTAAGTTTGTGATTTTTGCAGGAGCTACAGTGACTCCTGAAATGACTATTACTGATGATCAATTATTAGCACCTGCACAAGTTGCAACTAATCCATCAGGACACGAAACATTTAATCAGGTTAAGTCAGTTTTTGTAGATCCAAATTCAAAATATCAAGCTGAAGAAACTCCGACTTACACTGATTCAACCTTACTTGCTGCAGATACACCTACTGGTGAATCTACTGCAAACTATAGAAAGACTTTAGAGTTGCAGTTTCCATTCACTACAAGCAATACATTAGCTCAAAGATTACAGAAACAAGCTCTATTACATCATAGGCAAAAAACAACAATTCAGCTTACAACTAATATTGCATTTATGCAGCTACAGGTCTTTGATTGGGTTTATGTGACTAATGAAAGGCTTGGTTATACTAACAAAGTCTTTGAAGTTTTAGGTCAGTCATTGGAGGTTATGGGTGAGAAAGATAATCCAGTCTTAGCAACTAGACTAACACTAAAAGAGATAGATGGTTCTGTATATAGCTTCTTATCATCAGCTTATGAAAATCCACAAGATGAAGGAGATGAAGATGATACTGGTGATTTCTCTTTAACAGCACCAACAAACTTAGCACTAGCTCAACAGAGTATAGCAGAGGGTGCAGGTTATAAAATGGACATTAAAGCTACATGGACTAACAACACTGCAGATAAGGTTATAGGTACAGAGATGACTTATAAGCTAAGCACTGACTCTGACTATACCTCTGATATATTTATTGGAAAAGGAGCTTCAGCAGGTCTTATACCTAATGTAGCTATAGGTAAAACATATAATGTCAAACTAGCTCATCTTGATATTAATGGTGTTAAGAGTGCTTATACATCAGCAGTAAATATAACCATTACAGATCCAACATCTATATCAGCACCTTCAGCATTTACTGCTTCAGGTAATAGAGTAGGTATTGTACTGCAGTGGACCAATCCAAATGTAAGCAATTTAAGAGCTGTAAAAATCTATAGAAAAACCTCTAACTCTACTCCAACAAATGATACTAATTTAGTTCATACAATGATGGGTGAACCAAATGCCAAATCAGTAATGTTTCAGGGAGCTATGGATGGATTGACAGCAGGGACTACTTATTACTTTTGGCTTAGGGCTATAACTCATACTGGATTACATTCTTCATTTACAAGCTCAGTAAATGCTAGTTATTCAGTTTATGATAAAGGTGATATAGGTCTAAATCTTGTCACCAATGATGCACAAGTTAAATCAGATCTAAGTAATTTCTCAGTTGAATCAGATCTATTTGAAGTCACCAGTAATGAGCTAAGAGGTAAAACAGCAATAAAGAATAGTCAAGTGACTTTAGCTAAAGATGGATCAGGAAATCTATCTCTTAATAATGCAGGTTCAGGGAATGTTTCTTTTGATAAAAATGATGTAGGTCTAAACAATTTAACCAATGATACTCAGGTTAAAAGTGATCTTACTAATCTATCATTATTAGCAGATGACTTTGAAGTAAACTCAGGAAGCCTTAGAGCAAAGAACGCACTTAAGAATAATCAGATCTCTATAGGCTCTGATGGATCCTTGACAGGTGCAGGTGGTGGTCAGGCAACTGCTGTAGGCTTAGGAGCTGTAAAAACCGATCTTACTAATGCTCCAACTGGTATAAAAAATGATCAAGTAACATTAGCCAAAGATAGTAGCGGAAATCTATCTCTTACCAATGCAGGAAGTGGAAATGTTAGCTTTGATAAAGATGATGTAGGACTAGATCAACTGACCAATGATGCTCAGGTTAAATCAGATCTATCTAATCTTACTTTAACTTCTACTGATCTTGAAGTTAGTGGGGGTAGTCTTAGAGCTAAAAATGCACTTAAGAATAGTCAGATCTCTATCAGTGCAGCAGGAGTATTATCAAATGCAGGTGGCGGAACTGTCTCAGCAACAGGTCTTGGAGCTGTTAAAACTGATTTGACCAATGCTCCAACTGGTATAAAAAATGATCAGGTCACTTTAGCTAAGGATAGCAGTGGTAATATTTCATTAAACAATGCAGGTTCAGGAAATATATCTCTTGATAAAGATGATGTTGGTTTAGATCAGCTCACAAATGATGCTCAGGTAAAATCAGATCTAAGCAACCTAGCACTAGAATCTGATGATCTTGAAGTAAATAGTGGATCTCTAAGGGCAAAGAACGCACTCAAAAACTCTCAGATCTCTATTAGTGCAGCAGGTGCTTTATCAGGGGCAGGTGGCGGAACTGTCTCAGCAACTGGAATAGGAGCTATCAAGACAGATGCTACCAATGCACCTAATAGCTTGAAAAATTCACAAGTCACATTAGCTAAAGATAGTAGCGGTAATATCTCTCTATCTAACGCAGGTTCAGGAAATATATCTCTTGATAAGGATGATATTGGCTTAGATCAACTGACTAATGATGCTCAAGTTAAATCAGACTTATCTAATTTATCTTTAGAGTCTGCTGATCTTGAGGTTAATAGCGGATCTCTTAGAGCTAAAAATGCACTAAAAAATTCACAAATTTCTATAAGTGCTGCGGGAGTATTATCAAATGCAGGTGGAGGTACAGTATCTGCTACAGGTCTTGGAGCTGTTAAAACAGATTTAACTAATGCTCCTGCTTCAATTAAAAATGAAAACACTACAGCTTCTGATGTTGGTTTAGATCAGGTTACTAATCATGCTCAGGTTAAAGCTGACTTGACTAATCTTAGTTTAACTTCTACTGATCTTGAGGTAAGTGGAGGTAGCCTACAAGCTAAGAACGCACTAAAGAATAGTCAGATCTCTATAAGTGCTGCAGGTGCATTATCAGGAGCAGGTGGTGGTACTGTTTCAGCTACTGGTATTGGTGCTATAAAAACTGATGCTACAAATGCTCCAAACAGTTTAAAAAATAATCAAATAACTTTAGGGCTTAGTGGAACATCATTATCTTTAAACAACGCAGGTTCAGGAACACAAACACTAGGAAAAGCCAATGTAGGTCTTAGTGACTTAGCATCTTTAGATTCTACTAGATCAGGGAAGTTAGACGGAGTGGCTACAGGCTCAACTAACAATGGAAGCACTATAGATACAAATGGGAACATTACAGGTAATATGAGTGTAGGTGCTACAATGACAATAGGCACTAATTCTGATGACAAGATAGTTGTTGGAAATATAACGATTGATGGTGGAAATGGAAGAATCCTTATTACAGATTAATTATGGCAAATAGAGTTCAGCTTGGAGATTTAGGAAGTGGCGTATATGGCTTGAAGGTATCAAAGCCAAGTGTCAATGTTTTGACAGCTACAGATAAGGACTTGCTGTTTGATTCAACAAAAGCAAGAACAGGTCAAATATATGCAGGTGCTAATGGCTTGGATTTTGTTGGCGATAATTCTGATTCGGACCCTCAAATAGTTGGTACAGTAAATATTGATGAAGCTATTACTGGATCTGACCTAAGAGGAAAAAAAATAATCATTGATGGAACTACAGTCACTCTTACAAGTGTGACTACTTATTTTAACGGAAACCTAATTACTACTGGTAATGATATTAAAAATGATATTAATAGTGCTTCAATAACAGGCATACAAGCCTTTAGAAATTCTGCAGGAACAAATGTTTCAAGACTCCGTATTGAAAAAGCCTTTGCGAATGGTGATATGGTAATTTCATATCCTGCAAGTAATTCTCTTGAAAGCTCAGTAGGTATAAATGCTGCAACTTATGCTGTTGGTATTATTGATACTAATGGTATTAACTATTTGACTGGTACAGGTTCTACAAAAGCAGGTTTAGGTTATATACCTTTAATAACTTTAGCAGAAGCAAATACAGGTACAGCTCAACAAGATGGTGATGAAGAAGATTATGACAGCTTTGAACAAGTAAGCACTTTTAGTATATGGGAAACAACAGCTACTCATATGTTTCCTGCAAGTGGTGCATCAAGTTCTCCTACTGGTACAGGTAATTCAGTTGGAAAAAACAATGCTTCAGTTTTTACAGCAAGTGGACCTGTTGGTAGAGGGCGAGGTTATAACATATTAGAAGATAATGAGGAGAATAAAATAGAATGTGAAAATTGTTCTTTTTTTGTTTTAAGAATACCTCTAGCTTACGGATATATGAACTCAACTTATTATGGCTAATAGATTAATTTTAGGAAAAAATGTAAATACCAATCATGGACATAGTTCTGCTTCAGCAGGTTTTGGATTATATGTTTCAAGGACTGGTAAAGATGTGACTTCATGTACAGCAGATGAATTAATTTTTAACACTGATAATGGCTCTGTCACTGATGTATCAAGAGTCATAGGTATGTTTCAACTAGCACCAATAACAACTGCAGGTGCTACAACTACAACCACTACACTTACATCAGGAGCAACAGCAACCATTGATTTATCAAGTATTTCATTTAATAGAGCTTTCGGTTTTATAGGTTTTGGAAGATTAAATATAAACACATCTTCAACTTCATCAGCAGCATTTAACATTGTTGAAAGTAATGCAAATCAAACAATAAGAATAACAAACAATACAACTCAATCATTATCAGTGAAATCTTATGTGGCTCCAAGATATTCAAACTTGGCTTTATTCTGATGGCTAATAGAGTTCTTGTCGGCAAGAGAGGAAGTGATCATGGTCTTTTTGTTTCAAGAGCAGGTCAAAATGTAGTCACTTCTGATGAGCCTTTAGGGTTTGATTCAAGGGCAGTAGAAAGTCTTATAGTTCAATCTTATGGTCAAAGTATTTTAGTGCCACAAGTACAACATAGAACAAGTGGTGCTCAACTTACATATACATATAATTCAACAACTTACTCTCAACATGAGCATACAATTACTCATAATTTAGGATATATACCTGCATACGCAGTTAGGTTTTGTAGTGCTACACAAATAACAAGCGGACAAGCTACAAGCTCATATAGTCCTTTTACTTATTCCTCAGGTTCTGTTGAATACCAAGAAGATGATGAAGAAGGTGGAGATGAGATAACTTTCCCTGAAGCATCAGGTACTGTAGGACTTGCTATTACTGATGTGACAACTAGCAGTTTTAAGCTAACAAATGTAGGGGGCAGAACTTTTGATGATGTTAATGGAAAAGCAACTTCACTTGGTAATGAGTCTGTCTACTTTTATTCATATGTTATATTTACTGCTGATAATTTTTTAAATAATGGAAGCCTATGACAACATATAATATTTTTTACAATTCTAATAAAGAAATAGTTTGGTCTACAACAGGTCAGATTAATGATGGCATAAAAACAGCTCAAGCAGATCTAGGCTTATCTCATGTTGCTTTGGATTTAGCAGATGATAATCAGCCTGATGCAACTTATTATGTTAATTCGGATGCTACAGCATTAGTTAAAAAAACAGCTTGGGACTTTACTTTCTCTACAACTACTCCTGCTGTAGATGAAGTAATTAATGTGACAGGTCTGCCATCAGGAACTAAGGTCTATATGGATGGAACATTACAGGGAACTATGACTGATACAACTCTGACATTAACTGTTCAAGAGCCAAGCACATACATTATTAAATTTGAAAAGCTGCATTATCAAAAACATAACGGAACGCAAGTCATAGTAAAGAGGTATGGTGAATGAATATAAATTTACATAAAGAACAAACAGCAGCAGATAATAGGAAACAATATTACAGCAAGTTTAAAGATCAATTAGATAAGCTATGGCACGATATTGATTCAGGAAAGTTCGGAGATGCTGCCAAGACTGGTGGATTTTATCTAGCAAGAAAGGCAGTAAAAGATAAATATACTTAAAGGAGTAAATTATGAATGATAATAATCAAGGTAGTAGGTTTGGTGGAGACATGGACCGCAATGAAGTAGAAATGGATCTTAGTAAGTTCATGGCTATGATCCAAGAGATCTCAGATCTTAAAGATAAAATAAGAGATCTTGAAGCTGATGATAAAGTAAACCCGCATCAGAGATGGATCCATTTAGCTAGAGCTGTTGATTCATGGCGTATCTTTCCCCGTATGTTTTTGACTGTTTATATTGTGCTTCTTTATAAGTGTACTATTTGGTTCATGGATCTACCTGAGCCATCCTTTGAGCAATCAGGTCTTATATCTATTGTAGTAGGTGCAGGAGCTGCATGGTTTGGCTTGTATGCAGGAACAACAGGATCTTCAAGTAGTTTTAAAGGTGAAAACTCAGGAGACTAAACTGGAAGTATTTGATCTCATAGAAAAGGTAGGTGTCCCTATAGCTAGTGGTTTAGGTATGGGCTACTTCATATTTCTCATAATGAAACAGCTTATGGGGAATCTAGTTAGTGATATAAAAACAATACAGGGCATCACAAAGATGCTAATCACAAGAGCTTCAATAATGAATAATGACATGATCAGAATAGATGTTAGTGTGTCTAGTGCTTTAAATTTACCTCCTGATTTAGATAGAGTTGCAAGGGCTGAGAACTTTGTAGAAGATGGAAAGATTGATGCAAGAAGGGACTAATGGATGTAGTAGCCCTAGTAGAACAGTTCGGGTTTACAACTATCATGGTAGTTGGTCTAGGCTACTTTGTGTATTTTGTTTGGCAAACTATAACCAATACTATAGATCCTGCAATCTCAGAAATGAAGAACACCATTATCAGACTCACTGACCAACTTAGGCTATTAGATCAAGATATGATACGATTACAGCAGAAAGTTAATACTGTTCTAAAGCTAAAACAGAATGAGGTAGATGATGGCGGAGATAAAAAAGAAAAGGGGTAGACCCAGTAAAGCAGATCTATTAGCTCAAAAAAAAGCTAAAGAAAAAGATCTTATTATTAAATTTGTTACAGTAGTAGGTGTGATACTACTGATTGGAATTGCAGCTCAAGAATTAAGAGCTGATCAAATAGTGCACAAGTTTAAATCACCAAGTTTCTCAGGTGTTGGTACTAGCTCACATTATCTTACGATTGAGAACCAAGAGTTCAATAGGCGTGAAGCAGCTTTAGCAGAACTGAAAGCCTATAAAGAACAGCTTAAAAGAGATGAAGAAAATACAACACTTGCAAGGTTTATTAGAAACCTAGAATCAAGAATCTATGCTCAGTTGAGTAGGCAGTTAGTTGATAATCTATTTGGAGAGACACCTCAGACTAGCGGAATTTTAGAGCTAATGGGGAATACTATTGAATATACAGTCTCTGAAGATGGAACTATGATAACCCTAAAAATAACTGACTCAGATGGTAATACGACAGAAATTACAGTTCCTATCGGTTCTTTTACTTTCTAGCTGTAGCATAAATCAAATATTAGACGATAGCTACGCAGAAAGATTTAAGTCCAAAGGATTAAACAATGCTTCAATATATGATCTCCAAAGTGAGAAATTAAAAAACGCACCCCGACCAAAAGTAAAACCAGTAGTAGCAATTTATCCTACATCTTTTACAGATCAAACAGGTCAAAGAAAATCTAATTCTGAATTTGCATTATTCTCAACTGCTATAACTCAAGCACCAAATAGTCTTTTAATTAGGGCACTTAAACACGCAAGTAATGGAGAATTTTTTACAGTCGCTGAAAGAATAGGTCTTGATAATCTTACAAAAGAAAGACAAATAATTAGATCTACAAGAGAGCAATTTACAAAGAACCAAGAGGAAATTCAACCACTTATGCCCCTGCTATTTGCAGGTGTATTGCTAGAGGGTGCAGTTGTAAGCTATGATAGTAATGTAAGAACAGGTGGTGCAGGTGCTAGATACTTAGGTATTGGAACTAGCATACAGTATCGGGAAGATATTGTAAGCGTTAGTCTAAGGCTTATAAGCGTAGCAACTGGAGAGGTCTTAATAGAGATCATGTCCAAGAAAACTCTCTTTTCTTATGGTCAGTCACAAGATGTGTTTAAGTTCATAAATGATGATGCTGAGCTCATTGAAATTGAAGTAGGTGCTTCTAGCAATGAGAGCTCCACTTTAGCTTTAATGAAGGCTATAGAGGAAGCGGTATATAACTTAATTATTATCGGATACGATAAGGGATTTTGGACTTATGAAGAAAACATTAATTAGCGTACTAGCAATTTTTACACTAGCTGCAACAGCTTCAGATAATGAAATTTATGTAGAGCAAACAGGTGCAACTTTAAACCTGAATTTAGAGCAGTTAGGAGCAGGTAATATCATAGGAGGTTTAGAGAGTGCTGCAGGTGATCTCAATCCTTTTGATTTAGATGCTGTCTCTCTTACACTTGAAATAAACCAAATTGGTAATTCAAACAAGATGCTTGGTGACATCTATGGTGATTCAATTACTGGATTTTTTAACTTTGATGGTGATAGCAATAGTTTCACAATACAAGGAGATCCAACTGGTTCTTATGGCATTGATAGCTCAAATTATAATGTAGCTGTCACTGGAGGTTCTAACACCTTTACTTTAGATCATGGAACTACAGCTCTTGCAGGTACTTTGGATCTTGATTGGATAATACAAGGTGATTCAAATACTTTTGATTTTAATATTAACTATGATGGTGCAACTAACTATGTAGATGTTGATGGTGATTCAAACACTATTAATTTTACAGGTCAGGGTGAAGATGGTGGTTATTTTTATTTAGATCAGACTGGTAATTCAAGAACTTTTAACATTAATCAATTAAGCACATTAAATAATGATTGGCTCAAGATCATGTCTACTGGTAATAGCGGTACTGTTTGCATCACTCAAAATGATGGCGGAACAAGTACAAGCTGTTAGTATTGGAGATATATCAGAACTAAAAGGCAAAGCCGAGCTGATCAGAGCAGAAAATGATCTGCAGATCCAAGCTATTCAGGGCGGTTCTATTCAACAGAATGATGAAGCTATAACCTACAATGGGAGAATGGCTTTAAAGTTCTTAGATGACTCTACAGTAAGGCTAACAGAACATTCTCAGCTTCTTATAGATGAATATATCTATGATCCTGATCCATCTAAAAGCAAGATGGCTCTTACCTTTGCAATGGGGACAACCCGATTTATTACAGGCAATCTTAATAGAATAGATAAGCAAAACATCCAACTTAAAACGCCCACTGCTAACATCAGCATTAGAGGAACAGACTTCAGTGCTACTGTTAATGAGCTTGGAGAAAGTCTAATAATTCTTTTACCTGATGCTTTTGGATTATCATCAGGAGAAATAGAGGTCATTACTGGAGGAGGTTCAGTCCTTCTTAATAAACCTTTTCAGGCTACAACTGTTTCAGTTTTTGAAGGTACGCCAAGTAAACCAGTTATCTTAGATCTAAACCTAGATCAGTTAGATAATATGCTAATTGTTTCACCACCAAAAGAAGAGATCCTATCTTCAGAGGAAGAAGTGATAAAGACTAAAGATGCTTTAGATTTTGATGGTTTAGATATAGATTACTTAGATGAAGATTTCTTTTCTGATGATGATTTTGAGTTTAGTGAATTAGACATAAATTATCTTGATGTTAATTTCTTAGAAGATCTACTTGATGTTTTAGATGCTTTAGAAGTTGCAGAAGAAGATGAATTAGCACAAGATGGCAGCTCAGTAAATATATCAGGAACTGAATTTGGTCAGGACCTTACAACTCAGGTGACAAGTTTTATAACAGGTCAGGTCTTAACTCTGCAAAGAAATGTAAGTTCTCAAGCAAGATTAGATCTTGATGTTGGTGGCAGTTATACTGTTATCTTTATTCAAGATGGAGTCAGTAGAGTGATTACAATTAATGGTGGCAGCAGTAATTATATTAAGATCACACAAAGTCAATAATGAAAAGATTTTTACTTCTTCTATTACCCCTCTTATCTCTGCCATTATTATTTCAATCTACACCAACAGAAATAATCAAGCTAAGAACCTTTGATGCTTTAGTAAAAAAACAGGATCCCTCAGGTAATTTTGTAATTTTAAACATTACAGAAGAAGATGTAGCAGCAGAGGGTGGATATCCATTACCAAGACAGAGATTAGCAGAGATCCATCAACAACTCTTAGAGAAAGGAGCTATAGGTGTTGGATGGTCTATCAGCTTTCCTCAACCTGACAGGATGGGTGGAGATGATGCTTTTGCAGAGGTCTTAGGATGGGGCGGATCAGTATTGGCAATGTTTACAGATAGCAGTGGAAACTACCCTAAATCTTCAGGAACAGTGGTCAAAGGTGAAGATATTGGTGGTATAGTTATTGAAGGAGTAGTGCAAAATCTCAACAAACTACAAGAGCAATCATTACAGGGGATAGCTACTGCTCCTACTGATGTAGACAACCTCATAAGAAAAGTCCCACTTCTAGTAAGAACAACTGACAATCAATGGATCCCATCTTTTGCAACTCAGATCTATAAAGCATTATTTGGTGTCAAAACTTATATTATAAAAACTAATGATAATGGTATAGAAGAAATATCAATCAGAGGAATACCTCCAGTAAAGACAGATAGTAATGGTATGAAATGGATCTCATGGGTAGATACACCACAAACGGATCTGCAGAATATGGATGTCATGGGGCGTTATGTAATTATAGGGGTCACTGCATCAGGAGTTATGCCCCAACTTGCAACCCCTGCAGGATTATTAGAACCTCATAAGATCCAAGCTGCCTTAGCTGAATCAATCTTAATACAAGATTCACCTTATATTCCTGACTATGCAATAGCCCTAGAGCTTCTAATATATACAGTCTCAGTGGCTCTAGTTTGGATTCTAATAAGCTATTTAGGTATCACTTGGGGCATTACATCAAGTATAGGAATAATGGCTCTAACAGCGTTTACGGGATTCAAGTTTATTACAGGTGGTTTATTAGTAGATGTCACATGGTCCCTTATCAGTCAATTTATAGCAGGATCCACTGGATTTTATTTAAGATTTAGAGAGCAGTATAAGTTAAGACAATTAATTAAGAAGCAGTTTGAGCATTACTTAGATCCTGCTCAAGTAGATAAGTTGCAAAAGAATCCTGAGCTGTTAAAACTAGGCGGAGAAAAAAGGTACTGTACTTACTTATTCACGGACCTTAGAGGATTTACTGCTATGACTGAGAAGCTCAAGGCTACAGAAGTAGCTTACATTATGAATAGAGTGCTGACTGTTCAAGTTGCAGCAGTTACTAAGAGAGGTGGAATGGTAGATAAGTTTATTGGAGATGCAGGGATGTATATCTTTGGAGCTCCCTTAGACTTAGACAATCATGAAAGATTAGCCATAGAAGCAGCACAAGAGATCTTAGAAGAAGTAGAAAGGGTATCAGAAGAGCTACAAGCAGAAGGATTACCATCAGTCGCAGTGGGCGTAGGAACTCAATCAGGTGTAGCATCAATCGGGAATATGGGATCTGATACTAGGTTTGATTATTCAGCAATAGGTGATGCTGTAAATCAAGCAGCAAGGCTAGAGAGTGCTACTAAAGATAGAGGGGTTAGTCTTTTAATAGGTGATGTCACTGCAGAGAAAAGCGGAATGGATCTAAAAGAATTAGTCCCAATAGCAGTAAAAGGCAAGAGTAAACCTTTGAAGATCTTTACAGTTATTTGACCATATACCAAAAAGGATTAATACTTGATATACTGTAGTAATGGGATTTAAAGCTGCAGCAGTCTTACTTGTACTCTTGATTTTAGTTGGATCAGGATCTGCGTGGTATATAGATAGACTACAAGACAATATTTCCACACTAAAAGCCAATGCCATAGCCTTAGAAAACTCCATACAGCAACAGAATGAAGCTATAAAAGCTCATTTAGCAAAGGCAGAGCAAACTCAAGCACAAGTAAATAAACTCTCTAAACAGAACTTAGAGTCTCAGAGAGAGGTAAACAAATTAAGATCAACCTTTGCAAAGCATGATTTAGATAATCTTGCACTTGCTAAACCTGCATTGATACAAAAGATAGTCAACAAAGGTACTAAAAAAGTTAAAGAAGAGCTCATAGAGCTTACTGACCCTACACAATTTGATGAAACGGAAGATGAAGAATCTAATAATAGTTAGTTTAGTTATATTGACTACTGGATGTTCTATGATACCCAGTCAGACAAGACCCGTTGAAGTTGTAACAATCGCTGAGTCTCCTCCAATGTATCACCCCCCTCTCCCCCTAGAAGTGCAGTTGGTGGACATTGATTGGGAAATTTTAACCCCTGAGATCATGGAACAATATCTTAATGATTTAGAGAGTGGCTCAGCACCACCCACCGCATACTATTCATTGACCTCTAAGGATTATGAAAATTTATCAATGAACATGGCTGAATTGAAGCGTTATCTAAGGGATGTTCTTGGGATAGTAGAGTTCTATAGAGAATATGATGATGATAAAAAAGAGTCTGAAAATTCCACAAAGGACTAGAATTTTGTTATATTTAGAGTTCCATTAACCAATACAGGAGACAATTATGTTTGGATTTATAGGAGAATGGCTAGGTATTATCACTGGAGTTATTGCTGCTGCTAGTATTATTTGTAGCATCACGCCAACGCCAAAGGATGATAAATTGATAGGGAAGCTGTATAAGATTTTAGAAATCGCTGCAGTCAATATTGGTCAAGCCAAGAAATAGTAAATACTAGGGGGGGTGCAGATGCACCTTTTTTTATAGGATAAATATGAGTAAAAATGTAGAGCCTTTTAATTATTATTGTGATGTAGACCGCATTGTGGATGGTGACACTTTGGATGTTCATATAGATCTAGGCTACTCAGTCAAGCTCCATAAGCAGAGAGTAAGATTGATTGGTATAGATACCCCTGAATCTAGGACTAGAGATCTTGAAGAAAAGAAGCTAGGTCTAGCTGCTAAAGAAAGATTAAAGGAACTTTGCGGAGATAAGATAATTCTTAGATCTCATGGCAAAGGAAAATATGGAAGAATATTAGGTGAGATTTATACAGAAGATGGTGTTGATATTTGTAAGACCCTTATTAAAGAAGGTCATGCAGTTGAATACTATGGCGGTAAAAAAGTTAAAATTTGGGGGAGCTACTAAGATGAACATATCTAAAGAAGGACTATCATTAATTAAGAAATTTGAAGGATGCCCTCAAAAAGATGGCATGGCTCATCAGTATTTTTGTGCTGCTAATGTTTCTACAATCGGTTATGGATCCACCAAGTTAAATGGTAAAGCAATTCCAGTAGGTGCTAAGATCTCAATGGAAGAAGCAGAAGCACTACTATTACATGAGATGGAAGAGTATGAAGGCTACATAGATAGCCTAGTAGAAGTACATCTTCATCAGTATCAGTTTGATGCTTTGGTAGCATGGGTATTTAATTTAGGTCCATCAAACTTAAAGGCTTCTACTCTGCTCAAGGTTCTTAATTCAGGTGATATTGATGGCGTTCCTGCACAATTTAAAAGATGGAATAAAGCAGGTGGTAAGGTTCTTGAAGGGCTTATTAGAAGGCGTGAAGCTGAAGCATTGTTGTTTGAAGGTAAAGATTGGACTCAGGTTTAGAAAAAGTAGATCTGCAGATTATGGAAAAGATACAAAAGACAGAACAAGAGTTGGAAATATTACAAAGATTAGTGAAAGAAAAGCAGGACTTTTTGTTTTGTTTAATATGTGAATCAAAGGAGAAGCATCATATCTAAGCAATGGGAAGGCGGTAAGGGTGATAGAAGAAGAAATGAAAATCATAAAGCCTACAATCAAAATTATGGAAGGATCTTTGAACATAAGGAAAGTAAAATGTCTGATGGTTTCAAAGATTTAAAAGAGATGTTAGAAGGACTAGATGCAGATTTAAGAAAATTTTATAAATGGATTAAGAATGGCTTTAAGTAAAACTCAAACAAAAAGACTAGGTGGTTTACTTTCTATAATGTTCAGAGACTCTCTGCCATCAGAGGTTCTAAGTGAGCTTGTTAAAGAAGGTTATGTGATCATGATTGATGAATTGCATGAGCTTACAGATAAAGGAAAGGATGAGAAGCAAAGATTATGCACCCTTGCGGGATTAAACATCATGTACTCCTCAGAGATCAAAGCTAAAGAAAAAGGATCTTAACCAAAGACCCTTTTTTGTATCTCTTTAAAACCATACATTTTTCTGAAGATTAACTCTCCTTCATCTATTTCAAGAAAGTCATCATTATATTGTCTCCTTTCTTTCCTAGCTTCATATAACCACCTGTTAAAATTGGCTTCATAAGTCAGCTTGTCCTCATACTGAAATTCATACATTACTATACTCTCCATCATTTTCCCCCTCATGATCAGGTTCATCCTGACCTTGTTCTTCAACCCATGTCTGAAACTCTGCTTTTTCTTCCTTAGAAAGACTATCATAATCTGCAGTACATTTCTCATACCAGTCTCTAAATAACTTAGACATGAAACATCTCCTCTAACTCATTCTCATACTCAGTGATGTTGTCCTGCGTGTGATGTTGCTCTGATGCTATGAGCTGCCTTCTTTCATTAAGGCTCTCTAATCGGCTTAGATGAGCTTGTGTGTAGTCATTTATGATGCCTTCTAAGATTACTGACATTGAACATCCAGTAGCTTCTCTTATAAAGCGTAGTTGATTTAAGGTTATTTGATTTAACCTCATAGAAGTTTGGGTTTTTGTTTTACTCATTACTTTCCTCCTTGAAATGTAGTTGATATATCATTGCTTTGATTAGGCTTTCCATTAGGATATTTAAAAGCAAGTTTGAAGGATTTAAGATCTTCAGGATCCGTGATCATATTATTCATGATCTTAAAGATATCAGTCCTTTCATTGAAGCCATATTTTTTCATAAGTTTTGGCATTACTTGATCATATAATTTACGCATATTTTTCTCCTTAAAATTTGTCATATGCTCTTTCTAGTTTATGTAATGGATAGTCAACAATCTCATGAGTTTCTTCATCTTGAACTACGACCATTCCATTTTCTCTTTGACCCATACATAGACCAAAAATAGTTGTATTGATAACTCTTACTCTTTTTAAAAGTAGATCTTTAATATTCATTACAGCTCTCCATTGTGAAAATTAACTCTATGCAGAAAGTCCTGTAGATCAATCCTGTCAATGACTTCTACCTCATTCCATCCAGTGACATTTTCAAAGACATACTCATCTTCAACTATGCACCAGTTATGATCATCAACAGTTCCATCTTTAAATCTAGGAGCACACCAAAGGCACTCAGCAAGACCATCTATAGTCTCAATGACATAAGCATTACCAAGATATTTAGGGTGAGTGATTATTTCTAGTTTCATTATTCTTCTCCTGTAAAGCCTAACTCACGGGCAGCTAGTTCTTCAAAGCTCTGACCTTTGACAGATTGATCCCAATCCATGCTAGTCATACCTTGAGACATTTCCACATAGTCCTTAGACTTTAACCATATCTTCTCCTTCCTGTAGTCACCAAAGGCATCAGAAGGAGGTATATAGTTAATAGCAAAGTCTGCAAGATTAGCAGAGGGGTTATGGCATTGAGTGCACTCTAGTTCTTCCCAATCCTGATATCCATCAGTGTTAGTTTGGGTATCTAAAGATATAGATCCACCACAATCACAAGGTCCTACAGACTCTCTATAGTTGATAGTGGCAGCTTCAAAAGATATAGCTCCAAAAGAGTTGATCTTTCCGTGTGCGTTTATTATTTTTTTCATCATTTTATGTTCCTATAATTTATTGATGAGTCCATATTAGTTCAAAACGGGATACAAGTCAACCCAATATGTCATATCTAAAAAGGTAGCTCACTATCCTCATCATCTATATAGGTCTTTCTTTCCCATAGTTCTTTTGCATAGTTGATCCCAAAATCTTCAGGCATACCATAATGTCTAAAAAAGTTTGCTTCAGTTCCATGCTTGGTATGTAGAAGAGAGTGATGATAATAACAAAGAGGAATAACCTCTTTATCTGAGCTTTTAACGCCTTGTCTAGGACCTGTTGATGGTCTTAGAAGGTGATGAGCTTGTATTGCTTTAGAGTGCGTTAGAAATCCTGCTTTGCATATTGTGCAAGGTAGTTTAGTAACCCATTTTAAGTGTTCTTTATCTACAAATCTTTTAGCCATAGATCTATCCTACATAAAAAAAGGGGCGTTTCCACCCCTTATGTTTATACGCTATTAGGATCTTTAGGTCTTTCTGATGGCAAGATAGACTTATAGGACTCTATAATCATCTCTTTAATCAGCACACCTGTAGTGACACCATAATAGTTCCTAAGTGCAGTCAGCTTCTTTTTACTGTCAGGATCTATCCTGAATTGAACTGTAGCTGTATTAGGTTTACTTGAATTAAATTTAAGTTTCATACTGCACCTCAAAAAGGAATATCATCATCAGAAAGGACTGCTGTATTTGGTGGGACTATCTCATCTTTTGGAGCAATCTCTGCAGATCCATTTTGATCTTGCGGTATCAATAAGCCACAACTAAGGCTTATATCTCCAGTATCAGGATTAGCTTGTTCCCATGCTCCATACTTAAATGACTTAGATCCTTCAGCAGTCATAGCAGTAATAGGTCCACCTAGATCAGGGGCGTTCTCCCTGCTCTGATCATCCTTTCTATAGATGAGTCCTACACTTTGCAGTAGCTCAATCTTCTCCTGTCCATTTACTTGAGTGCTGATCATTGTAAAATATTGATCTTTACCTTCAATGTAAATAGGACCTTTGAAAAGGACTTTACTATTTGTCTCTTTCCACATTCTTCCTTTCAGTTCTTTTTTTTCAAATTGCATTATTTTCTCCTAGTATCAATTTATATTCATAGCCTTTGCTATTGGCTCTTCTTCTCTTTACTACAACTTCATTATAAGGGTGTAGCTCATACCTTATTCTTGGCTCTTCATTTCTGAGATCTCTGATAGCAGCAGATATGGTAGCTTCTCCATAGAACTTACCAGTATTGCTTGTGATCATTTCTTTGATCTCATGAAACATCATGTATCTACCTTTCCTAAGGCATAGGTAGACACAATCAGTGACACTTAATTTGTGCTTAGGTTTACCCTTAAGACACTCAGGAACTGCTTTCATCAGGTTCCTGCTTATACATTGAAATCAATGTTTCATATCTAGCTTTAGTTGCTTCATCAGCATATTGAGAAGCAAACTTAATGGCATCAAAGTTCTCTACAAAACATTTCTTATGAAGCACATTGTTAGGCTGTTTAAGGCTTGGTGCTATTAGGTTTAGATAATCTAAAGGATCATCAGCTCCTATAACCTCACCCCCAGTCTTAGTGAATGTATAAGTGTAGATCTCTTCAACTACAGTTGCTTCTGCTGCATCTTTAGTTTCATCAGGTAGATCTTCACCATAGACTGAAGAGTCTTTATTAGAAAAGATATTATGTCCTAGACCAAACATTGCTATAGCCTTAACAAGTGCTCTCATTCTGCCATCAGATATCTGTCTGCTTGTAGCGTTCTTAACACTGTTATTATTAAAGTCCATTATAGGGAGCCACATATACCTTTCTAAGCTGCCTATCTTGACTATGCAATGGACCATGCAGGTTCCATTCTCTTCATAAGTCTCATCAAGAAATTCATATGTAGCAAAGGGATATACTTTCATTAGCTCTAGCCATGCAACCCCCCAACTCATATAGGTAAACTTACCCTTCTTATCTACATTCTCACATTTTATAGTGCTTAGTTTTTTCCACACTTCCGCATAGGTCAATTCATTCATCATTTTATTCTCCATAGTTCTTTTGCAACCTGAATTGATGGCAAGTCCCATCTCCAGTCCGAGAAGTCGGGAAAGCATTGGCTACATAAAGAGTTAATATCATTGTTATGTAAGAGGTTCATCATTGCTAATGAGACTCTATACACTTCATCAAGTCTAAGGTTTAGATCATCACATTCTAAAGTGATAACCTCTGCCTTAGTTTTAGAGACTAAGAGGTAGTCTGCCACCGCCTTAGTCTTTTCAGTTGCAGCAGCATATATAGCTAACTGTCGGCTGACTGGTTCAGGGAGCTTTGCAGGTCTCCTTGCTGTTGTTTTTATATCCCTGACCTGATCTTCAAATTCTAAATCAAGGTATCCAATAATCGGAATACTGAGTTCATCAAAGTCTAAGCTGACTTTCTTTTGATAAGATACTGGATCTCCAAGAGATCTATAAAACGGAACGCCCAACTCTATATATTTATTTAGATTATCTTTCTCAGTCTGAATCTTCTCAGGCGTATCCTCAAAGTTTTCATCATCAATCTCTGCATCAAAATATTTATTAGCTCTCTCTTGTAGATCTTTTACAGAGTAATTAGGGGCAGTTCTCTCCCATGATTTAAGGTCCACATCCCATTGATATCTCAACGCAGATCCAATAAATTTATCTGTCAGAGATCCTCTGATCATGGCTGCATTAGTTGGGTTCTTATACTTGTATAAGTAACGAATTATAAAGAGTGGTAAGTTAGTTAAAAAAAGGTTTATTGATTGAGAGCTTAGGTGCTCTATTTCAAATCTTGCGAATGGATCATTAGTCATCATTTTATCTCCTCATTAGATGGTTTTCATTAGATGTAAGTTGAATTTTAACCCGCTATGTCATATAATGCAAGTTCATAACGGAATAATTACATATGAAATTAAAACAATATCTCCAAGAAAATAAGATCACTCAAAATGAGTTTATTATGCAATTAGAGAAATCTACTGGACACAAACTAAGTCAAGGCGGATTGAGTAAGTATGTAATTGCAAAACGCATCCCCCGCAAATCTGAAATGTTGGCTATTCATGATTATACGGAAGGTGCTGTTTCTCCTAATGACTTCTATTTAGACCAGTCATCATAGCTGTCATATATATCTTCATACTTTCTAAAGTTATAGGTCCTAAAGTCATACTGAAATTTGGCTTCACCAATCTTTCCATATAGGTCCTGTTCTCTAATCTTTCGGGTCAGGATAGAAGTAGATCCTGCATCAAAGTCTCTATGAACTGTCAGAATACAATCAGCCATGTTAGACCAGTGACTAGATCCTGATATTGAATAGCTGTCAGGTGGCGAATATCCACCATTGGTTTCTCTTGGTAATTTAGTTGGATGAGCTACACACCAAACTACAGCATTGTGCATCCTACAGAACTTCTTACATTCTGATATGAAGTCTCTTATGTGCTCATCTTCTCTCTTACCCTGCTTCCTGTTAGCATCTACTTCATTATATGGATCTATCACTAGCCCAACTCCCTGAGCTGCAGCACCATACTTATAGACAAAGTTTTTAGCAGTTTTCATGATTAGATCTACTGAAGGTATAGCATCTCTTGTTTCTATAAAGTAGAAATGCTCATCAATAAACTTCATACCTCTAATGACATCCTCAGGAGTCATTCTTTCATTAAGGGTTTCATCAAAACCTTTTCCTATGTAGAGCTGCAATAATCTTCTTATGTGCATTGCTGTAGAGTGCTCAGGTGAAAAAACACAAAATCTCCACCCATGTTTCTCTGCAAGTTTTATTAAGATACTAGAAAGCATTAAAGACTTACCATGATTCGGGATCCCAGTAATACAGTGGAAAGTGCCCTTCTGAATCTTGTAGATCTCATCTAAGCCCTCCATTCCAATCTCTATAGGCTTAACATATCTACCCTCATAAAGGTCCATAATCTCATTAGAATAATCACTAGCCTTATATAGTCCCTCAACTGGATATGGTATAGCTCCATCAACAAGATCTTTTAAAGCCTGTTCTCCATGTTTGCATAAGACATCATTAGCATCTTTACAATCACCATACTTACTCAGGTTCACATACCATGCTTTATCTTTGCCAACTCTATACAAAAGAGATTCTTTGAGAGCTCTACCTGCTTCATCATCATCACAAAATAAAATAACCTTATCTGCAACTATTGGTGAATTACCTAAACCTTTAAATCTTGAATCATTAGGATCTGTAGAAACTGTTGAAGATGCTCCATCACTTAGAGTGGTGACATTCTTAAATCCAACTTGAGCTAATGACAAGCAATCCATTTCACCCTCAACAAAGATTACCTCTTCCTGATCATGAATGTTCTCATAGTTATATAAGATCTTTTTAGCTTTGGCAGCCTGTCTAAATTCTTTGTTAGTGGTCCTATATTTAACATTGGCAATGGTCCCATCTTTATCAAAGTAAGGAAAAGCAATCCAGTTATTTTCATTGTAGATCTTAAAGGCATCTATAACCTTTTTAGAGATCCCTCTCTTTTGAAAATAGTCTGCTACAAAATTATCCTGAATCGGATTCTCAGGAACCTTAGGTCTTACCCATTCATTTCTTCTGAAGGTATTAGATCCATCTCCTGATCCGCCAGTCCATTCACAATGATGACATTTCCATACAACAGTGTTGCCTTCAATGGTCACTGATAAAGGATTATCTCTTGGGTTATGGGGTGGCTGACATTGGGGGCACTTAAGTTTCTGATTACCATCTCCTAAGTGTTTAGGGTTGATACCTGCTTCTGCAAGTTTCTGACTTATGTCTATCATTTTATTTATCCTGCTATTTTATTTAATGTATTCTTTTTAATTTTATGTTCATTGTTTTCCATGTCAAGATACCTCTTCTGATTTAACCATGTAGCAGGATGGGGAATAAATTGAGTTTCCCTTTTCTCAGCTTTGCATAGATACATAAATCTCTTAGCCATCTCATTCATCTTACGGGGGTCATATGACTTGCACTCTTTCTCATAAGATTTCTCAGCCATATGTCTACCAATCTTACGAGGGTAAAGAACATAAAAGTCACCAAACAAACATCTTAAGTTATCTTTTTCATGATCATAAGAAGTGCCCTCACCCTTATTAAGATCTTTAGTTTCTTCTTTTGTATCCTCTTTAGTATTGGAGGGGGTGGGGACAGGGGGGCTATGGGTGTCAGGACCTACTACCTCCTCTCCTGAAGCCCCTAAGGGTGCTGTAGCCCTAAGGGTGAGATGATACCTGTTTGATGTATGTCCCCCCTCTTTTGTCTTTCTATGTTCAATACTAAGTAGACCTAACTGCTCAAATTCTTTAATGATGTTTGCAATGTGCTTTGTATCTTTAAGACCTGCAAGTTTGGCTATATGTTTATATGATGGATAACAAGAATTTTTGTCATCACAATAATTTGCTAACAAGATTAGGATTAATCTTTTGGTTGGTGTTTGACCTTTGAACTCCATCTTAAGAGCTTGATTGAGACACTCTATTGACATAAGGACCTCACATATTCTTTGCACTTTTTAAGGCTTGAATTACGACCTATATATTCATCTCCTTTATAAACCACATACCAAAGGTCAAGGTCAGTGATGGTGAAGTCAAGATATCTATAGACTAGATCCATGTGTTTTTTTCCTTCTCTCTTGAAGGCTATTTTTTTTTCCATAATTTTCTCCTTTCTTTTACGGGTTTACTACTATGCCACTTTGTACTAATTAGTCAAGTGTGAATCTTGGATCTCTTTTCTTATCTTCTATTCTCCATACTCTCCACCCTTCTCCTACTCCCAAATCTCTCAAAGCAAACTGACGATCCCAATAACCATGAACCATCCAATTATGAGCTCTTGATCTAAACCTGTTTGCAGCAGCAAGAGATCCAAACAAAACAGAATCCCCAATCTCCATATCATGCAAGGTCCAATAAATATCATCAATCTTAAGCCTATGACTCTTTCTACCCAATGGGTCACATAGCTCAATGAGTGGAATGTTCTTATCTATTTCTAATGGCATTATGCAGCTCTCCTTATATCATGAGAAAGGACCTCATCTCTGAGATCCTCATAGGACTTATACATCCATCCAAACTTCCTAGTAGGATGGGACTTAAGTATTTTGGTTTTCTTGATTAGAGGAATCTCTAATTCACGGGCTCTATTGTAGACATTGTTCATTTCTATAGCTTCTTCTAAAGTTCGGATATAGCACTTGTCCCACTTAGCTCTACTGATCCTAGTAAAGTTTTGGTCCAAAGTTGGACTCTTATATTTCACCCACTTATAACCTACTTTAGCTTGGACCATTCTGTAGCCCCCTATGTAGACCCAGTATTGGGGTAGTTTTTGTGCAGATCTAGTCATTTTATGTTCTCCTGTTTTTATTGATCTTAATACCATTATACCATATTGGAATACATATGTCCAATCGGGATATATTCCATGTTGTTCTTTTTAGAAAAATAATGATAATATGTGAGAATCTATGACTAAGAAAGCAGCCAAAAAGAAACTAACTCCTGAATTGAGAACTTTAATAAAGTCTGAATTTGTGCAGGGCTGCGAGACAGAAACAGGTGATAGAAAACATTACACTATAGAAGAATTGATCAAAAAGCATAATGTAGCATCAGCCACATTATATAGAGCTGCAAGATCTGAAGGATGGAAATCTTTAAGACAACAGTTTGAAGCAGAGATCCAAGAACAATTAAATGAGAAGAGAGCTAAGCATCTTGTAAAAGAGGGCAAGGCTTTTGATGATAAATTTATAAGCAAGTCTCAGGAGATCATTGAGCAAGTAGAATATTACTTTAAGATGAACACTGATGCCTTGAAGATGAAAAGTAAACCATTTCCACCTCAACAATTATTAGGACTATGTAATGCTCTTACAGTAGCTCAGAAACTAAGCAAGGTTGCTATGGGTGAAGTCACGGAGAACATCAATGTCAACAGCACTGTCAAAGAAGCGGAATCGTTCAGAAGAGTTATGGACCTCCTACACGGAGTTAAACGAGACCGCATCAACAGCGACAGCGAATCATTACACTGAATGGCTGACAACTGCTAGGAAGAAGCAGCTTACACCTATTACAGACTATTTAGTTTGGCTTATATTGGCAGGTAGAGGATGGGGTAAGACTAGAACTGGAGCTGAAGATATTGCAATCTATGCAATGGATAATGCTAATGTTAATTGTGCTGTAGTAGCTCCCACTCATGGAGATCTCAGAAGAGTTTGTTTTGGTGGTCCATCAGGATTACTCTCAATCATACCTAAAGAATGTCTCCTTAAATCTAAAGAACAGGCAGGATATAGCTCAACAGTTTCAGAGATCCGTTTATGGAATGGATCTAAGATCATAGGATTTGCAGCTCAAGAACCTGAGAGATTAAGAGGACCTCAGTTTCATAGAGCATGGTGTGATGAAGTTGCATCATGGAGATATCCTGAAGCCTTTGATCAGCTTTTGTTTGGTCTTAGATTAGGAGATAAACCTCAGGTCACAATAACCACTACTCCTAAGCCAACTAAATTAATTAAAGATCTTATTGAAAGAGATGATGTTCATATTACAAGAGGATCTACTTTTGAGAATGAAGCTAATCTAGCTGAGTCAGCATTAGCCATGCTTAAAGAAAAGTATGAAGGCACCAATCTAGGAAGGCAGGAGCTGTATGCAGAGATCATAGAGGACTTTGAAGGCACCTTATGGAATCCTAAGATGATAGATGAAGCAAGAATCAATGATGATAGGGATCTAATGAAGATAGTAGTAGCGGTAGATCCTGCTGTCACCGCTAATGACAACTCTGATGAGACTGGTATAGTGATAGTAGGTAAGGATTATAATAATGAGTTCTATGTCCTAGAAGATCTATCAGGCAGACATACTGCTGATAAATGGGGTAGAATATGTGTTAATGCTTTTTATGAATGGGAAGCAGATAGAATTATATGTGAAACTAATAATGGTGGAGACTTGGTTGAGAGGTTAATAAGAAACATAGATACAAATGTTCCTTATAGATCTGTCAGGGCTACAAGGGGTAAGATCCTTAGAGCCGAGCCAATCGCAGCTCTATATGAGCAGAGAAGGGTGCATCATGTCGGTGCTTTCCCTGAGCTAGAACAGCAGATGTGTAGTTATACAGGCGATACACAAAGCTCTCCTGATAGACTAGATGCTTTGGTTTGGGGTTTAACTGAACTTAGCAAGTCTAGCGGAAATGTAAACTGGAGAATAAGTTGATATGGCAGATAATAGAAACATTTTAGATAGGTTGCTAAATAGAAATCAGCCTAATCAAACAAAGAACTCAAATATGATGGGTTATTTTGGTGTAGGTACTGAAGAGCCAAAGGCTTATAAATATCAGGATCTAGCAAAAGAAGGGTATCTTAAAAACGCTATAGTCTATAGATGCGTTAATGAGATATCAAAAGGAGCTGCAGCAGTTGGCTTCAATGTTAGATTTAAGAATGACACTATATTAGAACAGCATCCTCTAATAGATCTACTCAATAGACCTAATCCTCAGCAGTCTTATTCAGAGTTCTTTGGATCTCTATATGGATACCTGCTTCTTAGTGGTAATACATATGTTCTTAAAACAGGTAGCGACAGAGGAGCCCCAAGAGAGCTGCATCAACTTAGACCTGACAGGATAGAAATCAAGGGCAGTGGAAACCCTATACCTGAAAAATACATTTATAAGATCAATGGTAAAGTTCAGGGGACCTATGATGTAGATCAAGACAATGGTTACAGTGAGCTTAAACATATCAAACTATGGAATCCTATGGATGATTACTATGGCTGTTCACCTTTAGCTGCAGCAGCAGTAGAGGTAGATCAACATAATATGATGGCAAAGCATAATGTAAACCTTTTAGCTAACGGAGCTAGACCATCAGGAGCTGTTATATTTAAGCCACAAGATGATGCAGGGTTTGCCATGAACTTAACTGATTCACAAAGGCAACAACTTCTAACAGACTTAAACAACAGATTTAGTGGTGCAGGTAATGCAGGTAGACCAATGCTATTGGAGGGAGACTTTGACTGGAAGGAAATGGGTCTGAGTCCAAAAGATATGGACTTCTTAAATCTAAAACATCTATCAGCTACTGATATTGCTATGTGCTTTGGTGTTCCTTCTCAATTAGTAGGAGTTCCTGATTCACAAACTTATTCAAATGTAGCAGAAGCAAGATTAGCTCTGTATGAAGAAACAATCATACCTTATCTATCTAAGATCCAAAGTGACATGAATGAATGGTTAGTGCCTATGTTTGGTGATGGGCTGAGCTTAGAGTTTGATGTAGATTCTATTCCTGCTCTTTCAGAGAGGAGAAAGAAGATCTATGAGAATGTCACCAGTGCTGTAAGAGAAGGCATCATGACAAGGAATGAAGCTAGAGAAAGAATAGGACTAGAGCCTGTAGATGGCGGAGATGGTCTTTATGTTGCAGCTAATATGTTCCCTCTTGGTGATGGTGATGTTCCTGAACCTGCAGATCCAGTAGAAGAAGAAGATCTTGAAACATATGATCCTGCAGAAGCAGAAGAGGAAGATGATAAAGACTTTGATGATTGGGTATCTATGAGCAAAGACATAGACACTGCTAAAGCTCTAAGTGATATAGACACTAAGCCAACTGCAACTATGGCGAATAACGCAGAGAGAGGGTTGGCACTCAGAAAAAAGCATAAAAGGGGTGGAACCTCTATAGGAGTTGCTAGAGCTAATCAGCTAGTAGCTAGAGAGAACCTCTCCTTATCAACAATTAAAAGAATGTATAGTTTCTTCAGTAGGCATGAAGTAGATAAACAGGGTCAGGGTTTCAACTCAGGAGAAGAAGGCTATCCGTCTGCAGGTAAGATAGCGTGGCTGCTTTGGGGTGGAGACTCAGGCTTTGCATGGTCTAAATCAAAACGAGATGCTATAGAAAGGGAAGAAGCTAAGTCAGGATGGTTTGATCATGAGTTCTTAGAGAACAACATTCCGACTATTACCAAAGTAAGTGCAGCAGTAAAGAAAGGATTACAAAAGAAAGCTGATGATCATAATGAAAAGCATGGTGACAGCAAGACAAAGAAAACAAATGTAAGAACCCTTACATCAGTATTTAATAGAGGTGTAGGAGCTTATAGAAGCAATCCTAGCTCTGTTAGACCTACAGTGAACTCAGAAGAGCAGTGGGCTTATGCAAGAGTCAACAGTTATTTATATGCCTTGAGAAATGGGAAGTTCAGGAGTGGGAAGCATGATACTGACCTATTCCCTAAAGGACATCCTCTCTCAAGTAAATGAAACTAAAGACTAAGCAATTTCATACCTTTAAAAGGGGCAGAGTAAACTCTAGGCTAGAAGCTAGAAAGCAGAGAGTGCTTATTAATAATCTTTCTAAGAGATGTAATAAGAACCTATCTAACCTATTCAGGAAGTTCACTAATACCAATCTCTACTTATATAAGACTACAGGGATCTATGAACCTCAGGCAGCATCACAAAGACTAAAAGAAGATCTCTTTCCAGTAATGATGAGCCACTATAGAAGAGTTCATCTTGCAGTCTATAAGGGCAATGAAGAGCTGTATAAAGGACTATTTAAGTCTCAGGAAGCGTTTGTATTTGGCAGATCCAAAGAATTTGAATCAATGATAGCTCTTTATTTTGGATCTAAGGAGTTTGTTCTATCAGGTATAGCTGATGATATGTCTAAGAAGATCCTCAGGCTTATAGGGCAAGGCAGAGCTGACAACTTAACTTTAGATCAGATCACAAGGAATGTAGCTAATCAGTTCTTACCCATCAGTCTTAGAAGAGCTAATCTAATAGCAAGAACAGAAACGCACAATGCAGCTTCATTCTCTAATCACAAATACCATGAGCAGCTTCAGGGAGATCTAGGAATAGAGATGGTCAAGAAGTGGGTGGCTACTTCTGATGAGAGAACAAGATCTTTTCATGCTGAAGTAAATGGATCTATTGTAGGCATGGATGAGAAGTTCCTTGTAGCAGGAGCTAGGATGGCATATGCAGGAGATCCTGCAGGTGGTGCTAAGAATGTTATTAACTGTAGATGCACTGTTGTCTATGTAGAAGCAGAAGATCAATTAGATGGAGATCTAGCAGGTGATTCAGTAGATGGCATAACTGACACTGTTCCAAAATATGTACCTAAGATGACAAGAGGTGGATTTACACCGCAAGGAATAAACTTCAGAGACACTGTAGCAAGAGCATTAGGATCAGGTAATGCTTTAAAAAGGATTCAAGAGACAATTAAGAATAACTCTAAGAAGTGGGGAGTAGCCAATCAGAAAAATCCAAGAGCTTTAGCTTCAGATCCGTTTTTTAATGCAAGGCAAAGTGCTAAGTCAGGTGATGCTATTCACCGATTTAGAGGAACTCATGCAAGAGACTTTGGAAGAACTGCAATCACAAAAACACAATTAAAGAACGCAGGATATACAGAATTTGAGTCTAAGATGTTCTTTGAAGCACTAGACGAAGCCTTAGGAGATATGAATAAAATGTCTGAAGCCTTTGGTATACCCCCCTTAAGAGGTTTAAAAAGTGCAGGTAGGAATAAAAGAATGAACGCAAGTATGGGTGATGGTGTCATGAATATAAATCTTAAAAATGTTAGAAAGTATTTCATGAGCAAAAAAATAGCCTATGCTTCTGCTGAGACTGCAGAGGATCTTGTAAAGGAAATTGGTGATGCAGCTACAGAAGCATCTAAACCTGACTACATGAAACTATCAAAATGGACAAGAGCTGATGATGCTAAAGATATTCCTTACTCTGTCAAGGCGTATATGGATAATGGTGTAGATGAATTTAAGGCTCTTATGTATCATGAGTATGGTCATCATGTTCATCAATCATTGCATTTAGATTTTACAGATCTAGCTTCTTATATGAATACTCTTGAACCTGCAATGTTTGAGAGATACTCAGGTTTTGCTGAAGAAGCTATTAAAAACAGAGTTCAATATAATCTAGGACTTAAAGAGACAGGTCCACTTGGCAGAGCCTATTGGGGTCCTTCAAAGTATGGCAACAGTCAGCCTGTAGAATGGTTTGCTGAGAACTTTGCACTATGGGCTAAGGGCGGTCATGATGCCTTGATTTCACCACAATTTTTATTGGTGATAGAAGATTTTATGGAACATGGAAGGAACTTCAACTTCGGGAAACCTAGATAATGAATATCAATCAGCTACAAGTAAAATATAACAAACTAATAGAAGGAGATCAGCCCTCAGTAGAAAACATTAAAGCAGCAAGAAAACTCTTAAGATCATACAAGACCAAAGATCCTGATGAAGAAGAGATTTTAAGTTGGTTGTTTGAAGGGTTGTATCTATTGAATGGATGAAGTATAAAAAGTATAGATTTATAGAATCTTACAAAGGAACAATAATAGATATTTACATATAGACATATGAAGAAAGGTATAACAGCAGGAGCTTTTGATTTATTACACGCAGGACATATAGCAATGCTTGAAGAAGCTAAAGCTGTATGTGATCACCTGCTTGTAGCAATCCAGTTAGATCCCTCAATAGATAGACCTGAAAAGAATAAACCAATTCAATCCATAGTAGAAAGGCAAATACAGATCAAAGCTATCAAGTGGGTAGATGACATTATTGTCTATAACAGAGAGCAGGAGCTAAGAGATATTCTTTACACCTTACCCCTAGATATTAGGATCATTGGATCCGAATATATGGATCAATATTTTACTGGAAAGCAGATATGTGAAGAGATGGGAATAGAGGTTTATTATAACTCTAGGAAGCACCAGTTTAGCTCTACTGAGCTTAGAAAAAGAAAAGGGGTCATAGACCCCCTTTAGAAAAACCCCTCCTTAGAAGGAAGGATCTTGATAATATCTTCTTGTACCAAAGTGGATATATCCATGACCTTTTCTGAATCTATTAGTTGCTTCATTTTTAAATGAAACTTTATAAGTGTTGTCATGTACCCAGTTTTTTTCCTGAACATATTGCTCAGCTCCGTTAGGGTTTGGGATATAGATATAAGACTGCTTTCCACCATATTCAAAACTATGATTTCCATCAGGTCTATGATCATCTTTTCTTAGGGTAATAGTTCTATTACCTTTCTTACCAGTGATTTCAGTGACAGTATAAGGATAGCTATCAGAACCACTTGATCTAGTAGCAGCCATGCCTACTTGAATGTCTAGTCTGCCTTCTAGTTCTAATTCTGTATCAACAAGGTTGCTGATGAAGTCTGAGATGTTAGTTGAGTTTGTCATTTTATTGTCCTGCTCTAAGAGCTTTTAATTGATTATGAATTTATTATAAACCCAAATTGGAATACACTGCAAGAACAAAATGAACTATTTTATAATATCACTACATATTGTGCTAAAGTTGCTCTTGAGATACTATATAACAAGAAATCCTAGATATAGTGATTTATAATTTTGGGAGATTGACACTATGGCAGTTGAAGAATATTCAAACAATGAAATAGATGTCAAGGCTAGTCAGCCTGATTCTACAGAATATTCCAGTGTGAATGACAGCAAAGAAGAAATAAGAAAGGATGTCTTTGACAATCCTGTTGAAGCAAATGCAAGAGCTAAAGAAATAGGGTGTGTAGGATCTCACTCACATGATGAAGATGGTAATACAGTTTATATGCCATGTAAGACTCATGAAGAATACACTGAGCTTACAGGAGAGGAAGTGAAGTCATTTATAGAAATCAAGTCAGAAATCAAAGCCTATCAAGATGAAGAAGAAGATAAAGATTATGGTACTTTTCAAGGATATGGATCTGTCTTTGGAAACAAAGATCTAGGAAATGATGTCATAGAAGCGGGAGCTTTTACTAAATCACTCAAACGAAGAAAACCCCAAAGTGTGAAGCTCTTATATCAGCATAAGTCTGATATGCCTATTGGTGTCTTTGATTCAATCAAAGAAGATGAGCACGGGTTAGTAGTCAAAGGTAGGTTAGCACTTAAAACACAAGCAGGTGCAGAAGCCTATGAATTATTAAAGATGGGAGCTCTTGATGGTCTATCAATAGGCTTTAGAGTAAACCCTGACCAAGTTTCATATGATAAGCGTGGCAATAAGCGACTTATTAAAGAAGTAGACTTAATGGAAGTCTCATTGGTAACTTTTCCAATGAATCCTAAGGCAACAGTAATGTCTGTCAAAGGAGATGAGATTTCTATAAGAGAGTGGGAAAAGGGGCTGCGTGATGCTTTCCATCTATCCCGTTCTGAAGCGAAAGTGGCTGCAGCAGCAGTTACTAAGTCTTTTGAAGTTAATCAGCGAGAAGCTGAGAATCAAAATGCTGAATTGGTAGATGCCATAAAGAACTTAACTTTAACCTTAAAATCTTAATAGGAGATAATTATGTCGGAAGATATAAAAACAGCTATTCAAGATCTTGGAGAGACTTTTTCAGAATTTAAGAAAGTCAATGATGAGAGACTTGAGAAGCTAGATAAAGGTGAAAGCGTTGCGGAACTAGATCAGAAGATGGCTAACATTGAGAGCAAATTAAACACTCTTGAAGAAGTTAATCAGAAGCTAGTGGCTGCAGAGCAATCACAAAAGAACCTACAGGAAACAGTTGAAAAATTTGAAACAAGGCTAACACGCCCTAATTCAGGTATGGATACTAAAGCTGTAGATGAGTATATGGGTGCATGGGATTCATATTGCAGAAAAGGTCTTGAAGGTCTTGATGCAATGGAGAAGAAAGCACTTACTGTAAGTAATGATTCTACTGGTGGTTACTTAGCACCTGCTGAATATGTGAGAGAGTTGATCAAAGATGTGACTGAAATCTCACCTATCAGACAAATTGCTAGAGTAAGATCAACTGGTCAGAGATCCATTCAGATCCCTAAAAGGACTGGACAATTTGCTGCTCAATGGGTAAGCGAATCAGGAACTAGATCAGAGACTACTGGTTGGCAAGTTGGCTTGGAAGAGCTACCTGCTCACGAGCATTACGCAATGGTGGATATATCAGAACAAGATTTAGAAGATTCAGTCTTTAATCTTGAAGCAGAAATGCAGTCAGAGTTTGCAGAGCAATTTGCAAAAGCTGAAGGTGCAGCTTTCTGTACTGGTAATGCTGTTGGTAAACCTGAAGGCTTCATGACTAATAGTTCAGTCTCAGAAGTTAATAGTGGTGCAAGTGCTGCTTTAACTGCTGATGGTTTAATTTCATTAGTACATGGCGTTAAGTCTGATTATGGTAAGAATGGTGTATTTGTTTTTAACAGATCTACTCTTTCTGCAATCAGAAAGCTAAAGGACACTGCAGGTCAGTATATCCTTCAAACAGGCATGAATTTAGAAGGTGGTGCAATAAACACTATTCTAGGTCATCCTTACATTGAAGCTACAGACATGGCAGACATTGGTGCAAATGCTTATCCTATCGCCTTTGGTGATTTCAGACGAGCATATATGATCGTAGATCGTGTATCACTAGCGGTTCTCAGAGATCCGTTCACACAAGCTACAACTGGTAATGTAAGATACATTGCAAGGCGTAGAGTAGGTGGACAGGTTATACAAGCTGAAGCCATTGTTAAACAGAAAGTATCAGCATAAGGAGATAACATATGAATGATTTAAGTAATAATCTAAAAATCGTAGCAAGTGTTGTTCCTGCTGCTTTAGATGCGGATGCCAACGGAGTTGGAGTTGACACACAAGGGTATGAAAATGCTTTAGTAGTTGTTAATTGCGGTGTTGAAGGTATCACTCTAAGTAGCACTAACAAGATTGAATTTGAATTAGAAGTATCTGATGACAATTCTTCTTGGTCAGATGCGACTTCTGCAGATGTTAATGGCACTTTAGGTGCTAACGGCAACTTTCTCACATTGGATGACAATGCTGAGACACCTAGCGTAAGTGAGCTAGAATATCTAGGTAATAGTAGATATATAAGAGTTGTTGCGAACTTCAGTGGAACGCATGGTACAGCTACACCTATGGCTGCAAGTGTAATTCTAGGTAAGCCTAGACACGCACCTGCATAAGGTTAGTTATTGATTTTGGGGGGTGAAATTCCCCCCTCTTTTAACAGGAAATAATTATGGCAAAGAAATTTAAAATCATGGTTCCAAAACCTGCGTCAGCAAACGAACATGGAACAGATGTAAAATTATATAAGGCTGACGAGATCATAGAATCTGAAGGTCAATGGCAAGATGATGTCATGCAAACTTTTGTAGAAAACGGATGGGCTATGGAAGTCAAGATGGATTCAGCAGAAGAAATAGTAGAAGTAGAAGCTGAAGTAGAGCCAGTAAGAGCAAGAAATGAAAAAGGTCAGTTGATCGGAGATGACGAATCAACACCTGATGTCAATGAAGCATGGGAAGGTGGAGAAGCACCTAAAGCTAAAGCCAAGAAAAAATCTACTAAGAAAACAACAAAGAAAAGCAAGTAACATTAGTTCTTTGTTATACTTTTAACAGCAGAAGCTGAAATGGTAGATACCATATTATATTTAGGAATTATTTATGGCAGCAGGGTATCATCATTTTATCATTGAGCAAGGAGCTACATTCAAGCACACGCTAACTCTTAAGGATGCTAGTGATACAGTCATTAACCTTACAGGTTATTCCGCAGAAATGGATCTGCGTAAAAATCAAGATGATTCCTCAGAAGTAGTCACATTAACAGTTGCTAATAGTAGAATCACTATGGGTGGTTCTGCAGGTACTGTCATTCTACAAATATCAGCTACAGACACTACAAACTTAACAGTAGGTGATGGTGTTTATGATATTGAGTTGACAGATTCAAATGGCAAGGTAGATAGAATATTAGAAGGCACCTACTCTATTAGAGGAAATGTAAGTAGATGAGCATAGTAAAAAGCATAACTATTACAGGTCCTAATGATATATCTGTTGTAACTGTTGGCACTCAAGGTGCTACAGGTGCACAAGGTACTCAAGGTACAAAAGGTGATAAAGGTTCAGTAGGGGTAAGTAATGTTGCAGGTCCAACAGGTCCTACTGGAGATAAAGGTCAAAAGGGAGAAGTAGGAGTCACGGGTAATACGGGCTCTACTGGTAATACAGGTGATAAAGGTCAGAAAGGTCAAACTGGTTTAACAGGAGACACTGGATCTAAAGGTCAAAAAGGCACTACTGGAGATACAGGATCTACAGGTGCAACAGGTTCACAAGGAGTTCAGGGAGATAAAGGATCTACTGGATCTACTGGTGACACTGGTTCTCAAGGTGATAAGGGTCAAAAAGGAACAACAGGATCAACGGGCTCACAAGGAATACAGGGAGATAAGGGTCAGAAAGGTGAAGTAGGAGTAACAGGAGACACTGGATCCAAAGGACAGAAAGGTGAGGTTGGAGTTACAGGAAACACTGGTCCTACAGGTTCAACAGGACCGACAGGATCAAAAGGAACAAAAGGTCAAGAGGGAAACTTTGGTGGTCAGACAGTAGAGTTTAACTTTGCGACTAATACAACTGACAGTGATCCCACTGCAGGTATAGTCAAATTCAACAACGCTAACATTTCTTCTGCAACTGTTATGTTTATTGATGATGTTGATCAAGGATCTACTGATATTCAGGCATATCTTAGAACTATTGATGATTCAACTTCTGCAATTAAAGGTCATGTCCGTCTATCAAATAAATCTGATGCGACTGATTTTGCCTTACTTCAAATAGGAGGGGCGATAACAGAAGCTACAGGATATTTTAAGGTCCCCGTTGCATATATATCAGGTGCTACATCATTTAGTGCTGATGAAGAACTCATAGTAACCTTTGCTAGAACTGGTGATATTGGTGATACGGGCTCAAAAGGTCAGAAAGGTACAACAGGTTCTACGGGCTCTACTGGATCTAAAGGTCAAAAGGGTGAGTTAGGAATAACTGGTAATATAGGAAATACAGGACCTACTGGAGCAACAGGTCCTACGGGTGGGACTGGACCAACAGGACCTGCAGGTTCTGATGGTGATGATGGAGACAAAGGTCAAAAAGGACAACAAGGTAACTCAATAACTGGACAAAAAGGACAGAAAGGAGAAGTTGGTGCAACTGGTAATGATGGCTCTAATGGATCTGATGGATCTAAAGGTCAGAAAGGAGAGGTAGGTGTAACTGGTTCTCAGGGAGATAAAGGTCAGAAAGGAACAACAGGTGCAACAGGTTCAGCAGGATCTGATGGATCTAATGGTTCTAAGGGTCAGAAAGGTGAGATAGGGAACACTGGTAATCAAGGACAAAAAGGTCAGACAGGAAATACAGGTGCTCAGGGAGACACGGGTGCTGCAGGTGGTGATGGTGCTGATGGGGATAAAGGACAAAAAGGACAGACAGGAACAAGCGGATCAGATGGTAGTGATGGTTCTACAGGACCGACAGGACCAACAGGAGCAAGTGTAAAGGGTCAAAAAGGTGAAGTTGGTTCAACTGGTTCTCAGGGATCAACAGGAGTAACTGGACCTACAGGACCTACAGGACCTACTGGAGCAACATCAGATAAAGGTCAAAAAGGACAAACAGGTTCAACAGGTACAACAGGTCCAACTGGTCCTACAGGTAACAATGGTAATGACGGATCTGACGGATCCAAAGGTCAGAAAGGTGAAGTTGGAGCAAGTGGTTCTAATGGTAGCAATGGTTCAGATGGTAGTGATGGCGATAAAGGACAAAAAGGTGAAGTTGGTTCTACAGGATCTCAAGGATCTACTGGTCCAACAGGTTCCGCAGGTCCTACTGGTGATACAGGATCAACTGGTGGTACTGGTCCAACAGGATCCAAAGGTCAGAAGGGTGAAGTTGGTGTAACAGGTGGAACTGGTCCTACAGGATCAACTGGTCCTGCAGGTAATGATGGTAATGATGGTGGAACTGGTCCTACTGGTCCTACAGGAAGTAAAGGTCAAAAGGGTCAAACAGGTACAACAGGACCAACAGGTAGCGGTGGATCTACAGGAGATAAGGGACAAAAAGGAGAAGTTGGTGTAACTGGTAATACTGGTTCAGCAGGTTCTGATGGCGATAAAGGACAGAAAGGAACTACAGGTAACACTGGATCAACTGGTTCACAAGGATCTACAGGACCTACAGGTCCTGCAGGTGGTGACGGATCTGATGGAGACAAAGGTCAGAAGGGAACAACTGGATCTACAGGTCCAACAGGATCAGCAGGATCTAATGGTTCTGATGGTGCTGCAGGAGATAAGGGACAAAAAGGAACTACAGGTACGACTGGTAATACTGGAGGTACTGGTCCTACAGGTCCTTCAGGAAGCAATGGATCAAAAGGACAAAAAGGTCAGACTGGAAACACTGGATCCACTGGAGAAGATGGAGGTACTGGTCCTACAGGACCTACTGGTTCTAAAGGACAGAAAGGTGAGGTTGGTGTCACGGGTAATACAGGACCTACTGGTTCTACAGGATCAACAGGACCTACTGGTGGTGCAGGTGCTAAAGGACAAAAAGGTGAAGTAGGATCTCAAGGTTCTCAAGGAGATACTGGACCTACTGGATCTAATGGGTCTAAAGGTCAAAAGGGTACTACTGGTAATACGGGTTCAACAGGTGGAACAGGACCTACAGGTCCTACTGGAGACAAGGGTCAAAAAGGAGTTACAGGAGCTACAGGCTCTGCAGGTAATAATGGTAATGATGGAGCTGCAGGTGCCAAAGGTCAGAAAGGACAAACTGGAGCTACTGGTCCTACTGGATCTACTGGACCAACAGGATCAACAGGTCCTTCAGGTGGTGATGGGTCTGATGGTTCTAAAGGACAGAAAGGTCAAACAGGTAATACAGGCTCAACAGGTCCAACAGGAAGTAAAGGACAGAAGGGAGAAGTAGGTAATACGGGTTCTCAAGGACCTACAGGATCAACTGGTACTGGTATTACAATGGAAGGACAAGTTGCTCAAACAAGCAATCTTCCTTCTTCAGGCAATACAAAAGGTGATGCCTATATAGTTCAAGCAGATGACTCACTTCATATATGGGATGGCTCTGCATGGGTCAGTGGTGGATCTATACAAGGACCACAAGGATCTAAAGGGCAAAAAGGACAAACAGGATCTACTGGTGGTACAGGACCTACTGGACCTTCAGGATCTAATGGATCTAATGGATCTGATGGAGACAAGGGTCAAAAAGGAACCACTGGTAATACTGGAGGAACTGGACCTACGGGTGGTACTGGTCCAACAGGTCCTAGTGGTAATGATGGCTCAACAGGTCCAACAGGATCTAAAGGTCAGAAAGGTCAGACTGGAGCTACTGGATCTGCAGGATCAAATGGATCAAATGGATCTGATGGATCAAAAGGACAAAAAGGAACGACTGGTTCTACAGGTCCACAAGGATCACAAGGCGATACAGGACCAACAGGACCTACTGGAGCTAAGGGACAGAAAGGTACAACTGGTTCTACAGGATCCACTGGTGGAACAGGACCAACAGGACCGACAGGATCAAAAGGACAGAAAGGAGAAGTTGGAGTTACTGGTAGCACTGGACCAACGGGATCTACAGGATCAACTGGACCTACTGGAGGAACTGGACCAACAGGAGCAAAAGGACAAAAGGGAACAACTGGTTCAACTGGACCTGCAGGATCTAACGGATCTAATGGTTCAAATGGTGATAAAGGACAAAAGGGAACAACAGGTAATACAGGTTCAACTGGTGGCACTGGACCGACTGGACCTACAGGATCTAAAGGACAGAAAGGAACAACAGGAAACACTGGATCAACAGGACCTACTGGTAGCACTGGACCAACAGGACCGACAGGGGCTAAAGGTCAAAAAGGTCAAACTGGAGCTACAGGAGGAACAGGTCCAACTGGTTCTACAGGACCTTCAGGAAGTAATGGAAGCAATGGCTCTAAAGGTCAGAAAGGTCAAACAGGTAATACAGGTGGAACTGGTCCTACAGGATCAACAGGTCCGACAGGAGCAAAAGGTCAGAAGGGTACAACTGGTTCAACTGGTAGCACTGGACCTACTGGAGGAACAGGACCTACAGGTCCTTCAGGATCTAATGGATCAAACGGAAGCAAAGGTCAAAAGGGTCAGACTGGTTCAACAGGAGGAACTGGTCCAACAGGAAGTACAGGTCCTACTGGATCAACAGGAGGAACAGGTCCAACTGGTCCTACTGGTGCAAAAGGTCAGAAAGGTCAGACAGGAAATACAGGCGGAACAGGTCCGACTGGTTCTACAGGTCCATCAGGATCAAATGGTTCTAACGGATCTAAAGGACAGAAAGGTCAAACTGGTTCAACTGGTGGAACAGGACCGACAGGAGGAACAGGTCCAACTGGTCCAACTGGAGCTAAAGGACAGAAGGGACAAGCAGGAAGCAATGGATCTACAGGACCTACTGGTTCTACAGGTGGAACTGGTCCAACTGGAGCTAAAGGACAGAAAGGGCAGACTGGTGGTACAGGACCTCAAGGATCTACAGGATCAACTGGAGGAACTGGACCTACAGGCGGAACTGGTCCTACAGGTTCTAAGGGTCAGAAAGGACAAGCAGGATCTAATGGATCTAATGGATCTACTGGACCTACAGGTGGAACAGGACCAACAGGTGCAAAAGGTCAAAAAGGACAGACTGGAGCAGGTGGTGGAACAGGACCTACAGGACCTGCAGGTGGAACAGGACCGACTGGACCAAGTGGAGGAACTGGACCTACGGGTGGAACAGGTCCAACAGGATCCAAAGGTCAAAAAGGACAAACAGGCGGAACAGGACCTACAGGTGGTAATGGTCCTACTGGATCAACTGGACCTACAGGACCTTCAGGGTCTAACGGATCTAATGGTAGCACTGGACCGACTGGAGCTAAGGGACAGAAAGGTCAAACTGGTGGGACAGGTGGTACTGGTCCGACTGGTGGAACTGGATCTACAGGACCTACAGGTGCAAAAGGTCAAAAAGGTCAATCAGGTAGCAACGGAGGAACTGGTCCTACTGGTGGTACAGGACCTACTGGACCGACAGGACCTGCAGGTGGATTCAGCACCAACTCAAATGCACAAGTTAATAGCTTAGGTATAAATACAGGTGCTAGTGGAACAGCAGGTGAGATTAGAGCAACTAACAACATTACTGCTTACTATTCTGATGAACGCCTAAAAGACTTTGAAGGCAATATTCCTGATGCTTTAGAGAAAGTATTATCACTTGGCGGATACTATTTCAGAGAAAATGAAAAAGCTAAGGAAATGGGTTATGACAACGATAAAAGGCAAGTAGGGGTAAGTGCTCAAGAAGTACAGAAAGTCCTCCCTGAAGTGGTTACAGAAGCTCCTATAGATGCTGATTACATCACTGTTTGGTATGAGAAGTTAGTCCCATTATTAATAGAAGCTATAAAGGAATTGAATCAAAAGTTAGAGGATAAGTAATGGCTTACTCTTATATAACTCCTACTTCTGAACAAATGGAAACATGGATAGCTGACGGAACTATTCAAAGACTTTATGATGATTCTAAATCATACATAGATGCAGGTTCACATCCTTTTGATGATAATATGACAGATGATCATAAAAGAGATTATTTCATTACAAGATTTCTAAGTGTTTACAGTGAAGATTCATGGAGTCCTGATGAGCATACTCCTTTTAATCATGCAATGTTTGATGATGATAAGTTAATAGCTATTTATTGTGGTCATTATGATTCTTCAGATACTTCTGCAAATATATCTATAACTCTTTTTAGTCCTAATAAAAGTGGTTCTAAGTCATACCTATACTCATTAGACTATACCACGCAGAGAAGAAATGCTGAGAGAGCTTTAGGTGCGAACAAGGCTCATGTTTGGGTGCAGTGTGGTAATGGACCTGCTTTTAGAATGATGGCACAAAAGTCTTATGAAAATATTGGGGTACTCTATGAAGATGTTGTACATGAAGATATAGAGCAACATTATTATTATGAAAGACCTGCATATACAAGTATTCCTACTCCTGATGGGATTAGTGAAGAAGTACCTGCTGAAGTAGTAATGGACTTTAAAATGACACTAACAAGGTTTACACTGGTATTCAAATGACAACATTAAAAAGGGGTCAAAGCCTACAAGCTGACGGAATAAGAGACATGATGCTGAATCATGATGGCAATGGTTCAACATCTAGTATGGCAATGAACAGCACTAAGATATGGGAACGACAACCCTATAGAGGTGGTAGCGTTCATTCCAGTTCAAAAGGCACTACCTCAACACACTCTTTTAATGATCATTATGGCGTTGTAAAAACTAAATCAGGAACAGGCAGTTTTTCCACTGGTAGCACAAAAGGAGCTCTTACTACTAACTTTGCAGGATGGGGAACATCAGGTGGTACTCAAGGAGCAACTAATGGCGGTTCATCATCACAAGTAGGAGAGCTGTTAGATGGAACAAGCACTCACACTACTTCAGCGATTCCATTTTCTGATTTAGCACCTAATGCTGATTCTAATAAATGGCTATCTTATGCAGGTTATATAATCTCAGGTGGATTCCCTCAAGTTTTTGCAGCTAAGGTATGTTTTGAAGGTAGTGGTGCTCAAACAACTGATACTGATTGGACTAAGGTCCATTTCGCAGGAGATATAGAAACTGACCATAGTGGTAATAACACTTATATGCCAACTTACGGGTCTAGTGTCTTAATCTCTACATTAAATAGAACTGATGCTGTAGTTTCTACAGCTAGTTCAAGAATTGTTTACACATGGGCTAACGCAATACCAATATTACCATATCAAAATTCTGTTACTGCTGACTTTGTTTATTGGATAAAGTTTGAATAGAAACGCTACTTGCTAATTACATCTTATCATCCCATAATGGTATAAATCTTATAAGGGATATATAGCATGAATAGTATTTGGCAGATGTGGAAAGGTGAGCTCTCAGATACAGAGATAGCCGATATAATAAAAGAATGTGAATACTATGAAGTTCAAAAAGCTCAAGTAGCAAACGAAGATAGCAACATAAACCCTGATGTAAGAAGAAGCCAAGTCAGATGGATTGATTCTGCAGATCCTAATTCTAAATTTATTTATGATATTGTATGGAAGTATGCAAGAGCTGCTAACAAAATAGCCTTTGGTTTTGATATTCACTCATTGACTGATATTCAATATACAATATATGACGGAGAGGAAGAGGGCTTTTATGATTGGCACTTTGACACTTTTTGGGGGAATCCAACATTCCATGACAGAAAGCTAAGTGTCAC